GATCGCACCCTAGCCGCTATAGTTGTTGGCGTTATAGACATAGACGCTGTTGATAATGGTGAAGAAGTCGCCGAAATGAAAACAATGTACAGCTTTAACCTGGATAGTAGGGAAGAACTTGAAACCATAAAGGAAGTTATGGATACCGCCTATCAGGAAGACGACTCATTAGATGATCTCCTTGGTGGATTAGGCATATCCCTAAACTGACATGGAAGGTCTTATTAGAAAGATTGTGGTCGGAAGAGACCCTAAAAATGGCATGGCTTATTATCTCGGAATGAGAGCAGGATCTGGAGAGGTATCTGCCATCGTTGAAGATGAAAGACATCTACACAAGTTTGGAAAACAGCGATATCTTATATACATTGAAAACGATGAAGGTATCATGCTGTGGAAGGCGGTAGACGAGATTCCTTGTGTTCTTGAATTTGATTTAAACTTTTAATGAATGAAGACATTTGATCTTTTTGTCGTAGAACTAAATAAACAGCTTAACGACACAATCACCACTAAAGGTGGTTTAGAACTTTATATAGACACTAAATTCGATGAATTTGAAAACAGAATCACAGAAGGTCCAGTCGTGGCGTCTCCGTTTAAATACGATACTGGAGTCGAAGTGGGCGACACGCTCTACTTCCATCATCATGTTGTTATTAACGATGGTCAGCCTCTTACTGGTGAAGACAATCACTTTATTGTTCAGTACAATCCTAGCTATACCATTGCTAATCAGGCTATTGCTTACAAGTCTAAAAAGACTGGTGAGGTACGTCCGCTGGCGGGCTGGTCACTCCTCGAAAGCGTGGAAGAACCAGAGGAAAAACAGTCAAGTATTATCGAGGTTGTCAAGATGTCAGAAAGTCCTGTCACTAAGGGGAGGGTCGCTTTTGAAGCGCCTTGGGTGGATGAGTTAGGACTTAAAGTAGGAGATGTGGTAGGCTTTAAAGAAAACAGAGACTACAGAATAAACATAGACGGTAAGGAGTATTACCGAACCCGTACAGAGGATCTATTATATGTCGAAATCTAAGTTTACTACCGTTAGCGCTGCTCAAAGGCTGATGTATAGCATGGAGATTGCCATTAACAACATGATCGAAGAAGTTAAGAAGCCTGTCGATCCCGAAGCGGGTGGGTCAGCGCGTAAGGCTGAGCTCCAATCCATAAAGCAAACTGCTATCGACTGTAAAGAGCTTTTGGTAGAGCGCCAGAGGCTAGAGCAAATGGTTAAAGAATTAAAAGACAATGGAGAAATCGAAAAAGAAAAAGATTACTCAGGAGGATTCGCGGAAAGATTCTCTAAATAGCGCTAGTGGGTTAATCTATTGGGACGACTATAACTTTGATAGTCAGAACAATACAGCTTGTAACTTAAAGGTAAACTTTAAGCTCTCTTAGCTCAGTTGGTTAGAGCGTCCGACTCATAATCGGCAGGTCCCAGGTTCAAGTCCTGGAGGGAGCACATGCACCAGTAGCTCAGTTGGATAGAGCATCTGCCTTCTAAGCAGACGGTCACAGGTTCGAATCCTGTCTGGTGTACGAATTAAATTAAATAACATGCCTGATCTAATTTGCAAAGAATGTAAAACAGAGAAATCTGTAAGAAACCTCACTATGAAGTTTAAAAACGGTAGTGTCTACTACCCTGAAGGACAGTGTGAGTGTGGCGAACAAATGGAGATCAAAAACCCTAAAGAAGGTGTACCTTCGCTGGGTAGAATGAACTCACATGGACAGAGCTATTGATGTCCACCATAATCGACATAAAAGGGTATGAAGCTAAGGGGATTAAGATCGACCCTAACGGTACAGAAGGAGAAGCTATCGAGCTCCACGGGTTACTCGTGGTTTTACCGAAAAAACCGCGCAAATCGGAAATTCTCTTCCATGACCAGCCAAAGAAGTTGCAGCTGTGGAAGCGCACACCTATGCCAGAGGAAATGCGTAGGATACGCAGCATGGATGAGTGGCTCGAAAAACCTGCCGAGTTTCGTAACAAGTTTCGTTCTTACATCGAACAAGAGTTTCAGCGTAGGCGCAACGGTGTATGGTTTTACAATAATGGGGAACCTACGTATATTACAGGGAGACACTATATGTTTCTACAATGGTCTAAAATTGATATCGGATATCCATCATACCTCGCTTTCCAAAAAGACATCTTTACGCACATGGCTGCTTGTGAAGCTGACCCTCGTTGTTTCGGTCAGCTTTATACTAAGTGTCGTCGTTCTGGCTACACTAACATATGCTCTGCTGTCTTGGTGGATGAAGCTACGCAAGTTAAAGAGAAGCTTCTTGGCATACAGTCGAAGACTGGTAAAGACTCGCAGGAGAACATTTTTATGAAAAAAGTAGTCTCTATTTTTAGAGGCTATCCATTCTTCTTCAAGCCTATCCAGGATGGTACTACAAACCCACGTATGGAGCTTGCATTTCGTGAGCCGTCAAAGCGTATCACTAAAAACAACAAGACTTCACATAGGGGTGACGCTTTAAACACGGTTATAAACTGGAAGAACACCACAAACAATGCATATGACGGCGAGAAGCTACATATGCTTTACCTCGACGAGGCTGGTAAGTGGGAAAAACCAACTGACATTAGAGAAGCCTGGAGGATTGAGCGTACTTGTTTGATTGTAGGGCGTAAAGTAGTCGGCAAGGCTATTGTGGGGAGTACGGTAAACCCAATGAATAAAGGGGGCGACGAGTATAAAGGCTTGTGGCACGACTCTGACCCCAATGAGCGAAACAATAACGACAGAACCAAGACGGGTCTTTATAGAATATTTATTCCAGCTTATGACGCCTTAGAAGGGTTTTTTGATGTTTATGGTAATGCTGTTGTAGAGGATCCTCCCCAAAGCGTACACATACATGGTATAGATGGGGACATCATAGAAATTGGCAGTAAGACTTACTTAAAAAACGAGCGCAAATCCTTTAAAGACAACCCTTCAGAGCTAAACGAAGTGACTCGGCAGTTCCCTTTTACCGAAGACGAGGCTTTTAGAGATAGCATCGAGGGTAGCTTGTTTAATATAGGTAAGATATACCAGCAAATAGAGCATAACGACGAGCTGTTCCCTAACCCTGTTGTTGTAGGAAACTTTACATGGAGGGAAAAAGACAAAGAGGTTGTTTTTTCACCCACCCCTAATGGCAGGTTTAGGGTGTCTTGGATGCCTGATCCTTCTGAAAGAAATATATCTAAAACTGAAAGAGGAAAAAAAATAGCTCCGTTCACCTCTTATGGCTGTGGAGGCGTTGACTCATATGACCTAGATGCTACTGTGGACAACAGAGGGTCCAAAGGGGCTCTTCATATGTACAATAAGTTTAGCATGAACCGCCCTTCTAATATGTTTGTTGTGGAGTATGCTTCTAGACCAGATCTAGCCAGTATATTTTACGAAGACGTTCTTATGTGTGCGTTTTATTACGGATATCCTTTACTTGTAGAGAACAATAAGTACGGCATTGTAAGATACTTTGAGTCAAGGGGTTATGACGGATATTTGATGGACAGACCGAGACACCTAATGAGTAGCTCTTCTCACGTAAACGTAAAAACAAAAGGAATTCCGTCTAATTCTCAAGATGTCATACAGTCTCACGCTCAGTCTATAGAGAAGTATATCCACGATCATGTAGGCATAAACTACGAAAGCGGAGAGACAGGCACTATGTACTTTAATAAAACTCTTGAGGATTGGATTGGGTTTAAAATAGACAAAAGAACTAAGTTTGATTTAACCATTAGTTCTGGTTTGGCTTTACTTGCAGCTCAAAAGGAAAAAGAAAAAGCCAAGTCTGATTTTAAAGAGAAGGTATTTTTTAGAAAATATAAGGTCTAACGCCGATTTGTTATATTTGCAGAATATGCATAATGCAAGTAAATTATGAGCCTCGATAAAAATAGCAAGCATTCCTTCCCAAACCCTCTAGCAGACGCATCAACTAAGGAGAGTATGTCTTATGGTTTGCAGTATGCAAAGGCTATTGAAAACCAGTGGGGCAAAATAAAGGAGTCTACATCTCTTTACGGTAAAAGAAACGCTGTATTCGAAAGAAGTCGAGATTACGCTAACGGCACTCAAGACACCAACATATATAAAAAGCTTCTGCGTTCACTCAACCCTAACGATGGAGACGGAAGCTTAATGAATATGGACTACACCCCTGTTCCTATTTTGCCTAAGTTTGTTAGGGTTGTTGTAAATAAAATACTTTCTAAAGACCCTTACCCAAACCTAGAGGCTATTGATCCTCTTTCTTCCTCTGAAAAAAACAACAAAAAGAGGAGAATGGAGATCCAGGTTGAAGCAAAAAAACAATTGCAACAACTTAAGCAGCAGACAGGTATGGTAATTGGCGAGGATCCAGACCAGCTTCCAGACTCTCTAGAGGAAGCTGAGATACTTCTGGGTACTAACGTCAAAACTGATGCAGAGATTGCAGCTCAGATAGGGACTAACATGACCCTTTCATGGAATAACTTCAACGACGGAACCTTACGAAGATGCGTTAATGATCTGGTTGCCTTGGGCATGTGCGTTGTGAAAAGAAGCAACGATCCTAATCACGGGATTAAGACTGATTACGTAGACCCCTCTACGTTTATTCACAGTCATACAGAGGATCCTTTTTTTGAGGATTTAATTTATGCGGGGCATGTTAAGTCTATGTCCATACAGGAGCTAAGAAGAATATCTGCTGGTGAGATTACAGAAGAACAGCTTGAGGAGTTAGCTAAATCAGTCAAAGGAAAATATGGTAACAACCCAAGTTCTTTTGGCAAAAGCAGCTATAATAACCTATCTCAAAGAACTGACTATGGATATGACGAGTACATGGTTGATGTGCTTGAGTTCGAGTTTATTTCCGTTGATTGCATATACTTCGAAGAGAAAGAAAATCGTTTTGGAAACGTAAACTTCTTCATGAAGGGTTTTGAATACTCTGAGAAACCAGGCAGTGTATTCGAAAGAAATCCAGTTAAAATGGATGTCTCTACCGTTTATGGGGGTATGTATGTAATGAACGGATCTAACATCGTGTTTAATTACGGGAGGTCTAAGAACGTACCAAAGAACATTCACGATATATCATCGGTTAGGCTATCCTATTCTCCAGTGGCTACCAACATTCGGGACATGATGCCGAAATCTATGGTGGAAAGCTGTACTGGTTTTGCTGATATGCTTCAGTTGACTCACCTTAAGATTCAGCAAGCTATCGCTAAGGCGAAGCCAGACGGATTAATTATCGACATCGAAGGGTTAGAGAACGTGCAACTAGGAAAAGGCGGAGATCTACAGCCTTTGGATTTACATGATATCTACGAGCAAACTGGCGTATTCTACTACAGAAGTAAAAACCCAGAGGGAGGATTCCAGAACCCACCAGTAAGAGAGATAGGTAATAGTATTCGTAATATAAACGAACTAATAGGTCTTTACAATCACTACTTGCGTATGATTCGAGACGCCACAGGCGTTAACGAAATGATGGATGCATCAACTCCAAAAGGAGACACACTGGTAGGCGTTCAGCAAAATGCAATTGCAGCTGGAAACAACGCTATATACGACATCACAAACGCCTCTATGGTTCTTTACAAAAAGGTTTGTGAAGATATAGTTAAGTGCTTGCAAATCATACCAGAAGAGTCTGTCCTTCATGAGATATATAGCAACGCTATAGGAAAGGAAAATATGGCTGTTCTTTCTTCGTTCAATGACCTTCCTATGTACAACTTCGGTGTACAGGTGGTGAAAGAAATGGAAGACAAGGATAAGGCTTATTTAGAGCAGAATGTCCAGATGGCTATTCAACAAAAGGAAATAGACCTTGAAGATGCGATTGCAATTAGGAATATGAAGGACGTTAACCAGGCCGAAAGGCTTTTAGTGGTAAGACGCAAGAAGCGTATGGCTCTTCAGCAGCAGATGGCCGCTCAAAACTCACAGATGCAAGCTCAGTCAGCTCAACAGGCTGCTCAA